ATGTTTACCGTTATTTTTGGTCGTCCTGGTTGCCCGTATTGTGTTCGCGCCAAAGAGCTGGCAGAGAAACTGACCAATGAACGCGATGACTTCAACTACCGCTACGTTGATATTCACGCCGAAGGCATCAGCAAGAGCGACCTGGAAAAGACCGTAGGCAAACCGGTTGAGACCGTTCCGCAGATTTTTGTCGATCAAAAACATATCGGCGGCTGCACTGATTTTGAAGCCTGGGCGAAAGAGAATCTCGGTCTGTTTGCCTGAGCCGACTCATTTCTCTGACGAATGATTGCGTCTGGTATCCAGCCAGGCGCAGATAAACAGAAAGCACAGCGCGCCCAGCGCGCACCAGAACACCGCGCTAAACAGCCACGCCAGCTGTTGCCAGAAGGTACGCTGAGCCGCAAAAAAAATCCGCATGATCAGCAGACAGACGGGGGTAGCCAGAATTGCCCCCACCAGCGGCTGGATGACGCGTCGCCCCGGAGAGAGGCAGCTGGCGGCCGCACCGGGCAGCAAAAAATAGAGCAGTCCAACCTCAGGATTACCGGTAGCCCGAAAGACGCCTTTCATATGCAGTAACAGCAATAAACACACTACGATAAACAGAAAGAACCCACAGGTAATACCCACCCAGGCACGCTCAGATTTCACAATATCCTCCTGATTCTGCTTCTAACCCACTTCAATTCGTCCAGTCAGATAAAGCATTCCGGCAATCCATGCCAATTTAGCTCCCCATCGGCGTAAAAACGATTGTGACTAGCCGCAGCATCCAGGAAGGATTAAACTACCGGCTCTGTTTTTACTGGTTATAACGGGATGCCAGAACAGGGTTCGGGACAACGCGAACACTGGACCAACCTTAGACCAAATAACCATTTCCTTCAACAACTTACTAGTAAATGAGAAGTTGGCTTTCGTGAATATAAACGTCGCAGATTTGTTAAACGGGAATTACATCCTGTTATTATTCGTTGTACTTGCCCTGGGGCTTTGTCTCGGGAAACTTCGTCTCGGGTCAGTACAACTTGGTAATTCTATTGGCGTTTTAGTGGTTTCATTATTATTAGGTCAGCAGCATTTCAGTATTAACACTGATGCGCTAAATCTGGGCTTTATGCTGTTTATTTTTTGCGTTGGCGTGGAAGCGGGTCCCAACTTTTTTTCTATTTTTTTCCGCGACGGAAAAAACTATCTGATGCTCGCCCTGGTGATGGTCGGCAGCGCGATGCTGCTGGCGATGGGGCTGGGAAAACTGTTCGGCTGGGACATCGGCCTGACCGCCGGGATGCTCGCAGGCGCGATGACGTCAACGCCGGTGCTGGTCGGTGCGGGGGATACGCTACGGCACTTTGGCCTGCCCAGCGATCGGCTGGCGCTCTCCCTCGACCACCTGAGTCTGGGCTACGCCCTGACCTATCTGATTGGTCTCGTCAGTCTGATCGTCGGCGCGCGCTATATGCCGAAGCTGCAGCATCAGGATCTGCAAACCAGCGCCCAGCAGATTGCGCGTGAACGCGGACTCGATACCGACTCCAAACGTAAAGTCTACCTGCCGGTGATCCGTGCCTATCGCGTCGGCCCGGAGCTGGTCGCCTGGGCTGACGGTAAAAATCTGCGCGAGCTGGGGATTTATCGGCAAACCGGCTGCTACATTGAGCGTATTCGCCGTAACGGTATTCTGGCGAACCCGGATGGCGATGCCGTCCTGCAGATGGGCGATGATATCGCGCTGGTGGGTTATCCGGACGCCCATGCCCGCCTTGATCCCAGCTTCCGTAACGGCAAAGAGGTCTTCGACCGCGATCTGCTGGATATGCGCATCGTCACCGAAGAGATCGTGGTGAAAAACCACAACGCCGTAGGCCGCCGTCTGGCCCAGCTGAAGCTGACCGATCACGGCTGCTTCTTAAACCGCGTCATCCGCAGCCAGATTGAAATGCCGATCGACGATAACGTGGTGCTCAACAAAGGCGACGTGTTACAGGTCAGCGGCGATGCGCGACGCGTCAAAACCGTTGCCGACCGTATCGGCTTTATCTCCATTCACAGCCAGGTGACCGACCTGCTTGCCTTCTGCGCCTTCTTTATCGTCGGGCTGATGATCGGCATGATCACCTTCCAGTTCAGCTCTTTCAGCTTTGGTATCGGTAACGCGGCGGGGCTGCTGTTTGCCGGGATTATGCTCGGTTTCCTGCGCGCCAACCACCCGACCTTCGGCTATATTCCGCAGGGCGCGCTCAATATGGTGAAAGAGTTCGGCCTGATGGTCTTTATGGCCGGGGTCGGTCTGAGCGCCGGCGCCGGGATTGGCCACGGCCTGGGCGCCATCGGCGGCCAGATGCTGGCGGCGGGTCTGATCGTCAGCCTGGTGCCGGTGGTGATTTGCTTCTTGTTTGGCGCCTATGTGCTGCGTATGAACCGCGCGATGTTGTTTGGCGCCATGATGGGGGCGCGCACCTGCGCCCCGGCGATGGAAATTATCAGCGACACCGCGCGCAGCAACATTCCGGCGCTGGGCTACGCGGGCACCTATGCGATTGCCAACGTGCTGCTGACCCTGGCGGGGACGCTGATTGTCATCATCTGGCCAGGGCTACAGTAAATATTTAAGAAAAAAATGGATAGAGGCAGAACTTTTCTCTTGGGCATCAGTCATAAGTAGTGCCACTGCTTTTCTTTGATGTCCCCATTTTGTGGAGCCCATCAACCCCGCCATTTTGGTTCAAGGTTGATGGGTTTTTTGTTGCCTGAATTTTATGATGTTTAAAATCATGAAGTTACAATGCATCGTTTTATCCAATGGCGACAAAGTGGCGACAGCCTCAAAGAGACAATGCTACCTGGCCTGAATTTGTGGGGTGGGGCTGCACAGGCTGGGCCTCTTTAGGTGTAGAGATTGAGCGCACAAAAGTCTCATGCGTTACGAACGTATGGCTGCAGTTGATATTCTGGCACTGGTTGTAACGTTCTTTGGTCATTGAAGAGACCTGGAAACTGCTGCGAGTATGGGCTGCACTTCCACACAATGGGCAAATCATCATTTTTACGTCCTCGCCATTTTTCCTGAAATCGCAATAATGATACAACATTATTTCATTATGTGAACTTTAAGTTCTCTTTTGAAAACTTTAGTCCATTACTAAATCATCAATCTTCACTTCCAGTTCGATGCTGGTCGTAAATCCGCTATCCGGGTTGACCGTATGCGTTAACGTTGTGATGGTCCATTCCGCATCATCAATGGGCTGCTTAAAGCCGCTGACCTTCACGGGCATTTCCGTATAGAGATCCGCGCGGCCTTCTGCCAGTTGCAGGGAAAATGACGCCACACCACGCTGCAGTCGCTCCCAGTTCATTTTCGCAGCCCGCTCTGCATTACTGCGATTCGCATAGGTTCGGTTCAGAACCAGCACGTTTTCATCCGTCCCGATCAGGTAATCTCCCTGCTTTGCTTCCGGCTCTTTGGGTTTTGTCGTCCTCCGGCGGCGCTTCACCTTAGCCGTTTCTTTCTTTGCCGGTTCCCGTGTATGCAACCAGTGAGCAATCACTCCGGTATACGCTCCCCTGTCAGCCAGGCTGAACCGGTGGCTGTCACCGTCCTTACGGGTAATAGTGATGACCGGCAGCGGTTTGCCACTGGCCGTTTTTCCCTGCCCCTGCCGGATAAACAGCAGATTACTGTCCTTCACCGAGGCAATCGCACCGTACTGCCGCGCCAGCTTCATCAAAAAACTCGCATCGCTTTCGTTGGTCTGATCAAGGTGGTCCAGTGCCTGCGCAGCAACATCTTTGCCGATGGCAACCTTCAGGCTGTGCCGTATGGCAATTTCCTTCACCACTTCGCCCACCGTCGTTTTGTGCCATGACTTTTCACGCCTGACATTCAGCGTCTCCCTGAAATCCGCGCTACGGGCACGGATTGTCAGCCTGTCCGGGCTGCCGCTATGCTCTATTTCATCAACGGTAAATTTCCCTTTCGAAAACAGCGGCTCGCCTTTCCATCCCAGCGCCAGAGAAATCACCGCGCCACGACGCGGCATCATCACCAGTCCGTCGGCGTCGTCCAGCTCCAGATCGAGCTGGTCAGCCTCAAATCCGCGGTTGTCGGTCAGCGTCATACCCAGCAGACGTTTATCCAGGGTCTGCGTTGCGTCTTTGCCTTCGATCACGATGCGAAAAGCCGGTGTCTTACTGCCCTGATTGAGTAAATCAGTCATCTCACTCACTGCAGTAATCCTCCCACCGTGTTTCTGATATTCCCTACCGCTGCCGCAGCGGAGTCCTGCAGGCTGCTAAGCTGGTCGCTCAGGCTGCCGAACATTTCAGATAGCGACTCATCCACCCGTTTAAGTCCCAGCGAAAATTCTATTTTTCTCGCTTCACCACTGGCGAAAAATTCCGTTTTCGTCTGGCTCAGACTTTCTATCACGTACATACCGTAGATGGTCCCGCCTCCCTCGATCAGAGGCCAGGCCTTACCCTGCTCCGCCATCTGCTCCAGCGCCAGCAGCGACAACCTGCCGCCGGTAACTTCCGGCATGAGGACGCCAGAGAGCGTCAGCTGATCGTTATCTGGCCCCAGAAACTGCGTTGTCGGACGGCGATTAACGCGGCTGTTGGTCACATGCCGCCAGTTCCGCTGATACTGCAGTTGCTGATAGGGCACCGTGCGCAGATGAAACACAAACAAGCCCAGAACCATCATCATAAATCGTACCCCCCTTGATCGCTGAAACTGCTTCGGGCCTTAGCCATTAAACGGCGCTCATGCTCCGCAAACATCCGCGCAACCTCTTTCGCAATCTCCTGTGAGCTTTGCCCCGGTAATGCCTGGATAATAAATTGCGGTTTCGATTCAATATGAATGACCGACTGCCCCCCTGCCGGCTTCTCTGCTGCTGGGCGGTATGATGCTGCCGGCAGACTCATAGGATGAAGCGGTGCAGCCTCTGCAGGCACTGCTCCCCCCATCATTCCGGCGACAACGGAGGCCAGCGCTGCGGTCCTCCGGCGGCTGGTCACATAGGCCGGACCGTTAATCAGTTCCGGGCCATTTTCTCCCGCGATGCCCACCTGCCCGCGCGGAATATAGCCGCCACTGTCATACATCCCCGCAAAGAATCCTCCGGCGCCTTTTTGCTTGGTGGCACCAGGTGATTTGTCGCCGCCGGTCATCCAGTCCGGCAGATAGCTTTTTACCGATGCCAGCTTGCTCTTGAGCGTCTCCCATTTCTCATTGATACCGCTCAGGATGCCGTCAATGATTGCTCCGCCCACTTCTTTAAACTTCGCGGGCAGCGCCGCAACATCATTCAGAATTTCATCCCATTTATTGCTGATAGTCTGCTTAATCACAGCCCATGCCCCTGACACGCCGGATGAGATGGCATCCCACAGTGCTTTAAACTTCGGCCCCAGCGTTTCCCAGTTCTGCCAGATGTAAATGGCCCCCATCGCAATGAGGCCAATTATCGCCAGTATGGGGTTAGCCATCATCAATCTACCCAGCCACAGGATCGCCTGGCCCGTACCGCTAATCATTTTCGTGATAAGGGCAAACGCAGAGGAAAATTTAAGGCCCAGAACCCCGGCGCTTACCCGTACAATTGCCATCGGTCCCAGGATGGACGCCAGCGCCAGCGACAACACACCCGCAGCAGTAGCAACGATGGCAAATACGGCCGCAATCTTGAAAAGTGCAGCTGTCAATTGCGGATGACGCTTAACAAACCCGTCGAGAGCTGACGCCAGGTCGCCTAACCAGTCAGCAATATTTTTTAGTACCGGCGCGACGGTTTCACCGATGCTCGCCATGGCGTTAGTAAACGAGCCGCCAGCGGCTTCCCATTTATTCCCCAGGGTATTAAGTGACGCCTCTACACGCTCACGCAGGGTCGCCTGGTTCTCCAGTTTGGCGGCTGTTTCACGATAGCCCGTCAAACCTTTTGACATCATGGTATTCAGCGCTTTTAGCACTTCGTTATCATTACCAAACAGGGCTTTCATCGCCGCAAATTTTGTTTCAGGATTTAGTTTTTCAAGCTTATCTAACTGCGCGTACATCTTTTCCAGGCCACCAAATCCGCCTTTTCCGTCGGAAAAATCAAACTTGATACCTTTTCCTTTCAGCCCGTCGTTTACGCCCTTAATATTTTTGGCATCCAGCGTGGCCTGAAAAATTTTACGGTAGGCATTACCCGCTGACTCTCCGGCCATCCCCGCCTGATCGGCCATGACGAGAAGCGGACTGAAGGTTTTCGCAGCATCCAGACCCTTCTGCTTGATAATGTCCATAGCGCTGCTGATATTTGCAAAACCCTGCAGCATGTTCCCCGGATCAACGCCCGCGTAGTAACCCCGCTGGATCACGTCCATCAGGCTCATCATGTCTTTTTCGGTGGTCTGCGTGGCGTCCTGCAGTTTCGCAGCGAACTCGGCGGCATCCGTCGGGGCCATCTGCAGCTGCACGCCGAGATACGCCGCCGACTCACCCAGCCCTCCCAGGATGACCTGCGCAGACATACCCTGGCGGCGTAACATGGTCATCATGTTTTGAAAGTCTGCCGTGGTGCCGGGCAGCCTGTCCCCCAGGGCGATCGCCAGCTTGTTTAGCTTCTCAAACTCCGGCGCCACCTTTCCTCCCGGCCCCATCATGGAGCCTGCCAGCTGGTTAGCCGCGTTCTCAGATTCCGAGTAGGCGCGAATGGGGGCCAGTAGTGTCGCGCCCGTTGTCACCCCGGCCGCCATCATCCCGGCTCCGTTCCCCGCCAGGCTGTTACGCACGTCGCGCATCTTGTCAGCTTTGGCCCTGACCGCATTCAGCTTGCGCTGGCGCTCGCCCACATCCCGCAAGCGCCTTTCCTGCTCTGCCAGCTGTTTGTTATAGCGATCCGTTTCGCGGGTAATGCGTGCCGTTTCACGGGCACCGCCGCCCGCAGAGATGCCAAGGCGGTACAGCTCCGCCCTGGCTGCCGCCATCTGTCGCGTTTCCTGCTGCTGCTTTTGCTCCAGACGTGACACGGCCCGCCATTGCGTTTCAAGCGCCGCCGTCTGCTTTTTTGTCGGGGATTCGAGGGCTGACATTTCACGGGTCATCATCTGCGCACGCAGCCGCGCCAGGTCCAGTTCGGTACTGGTCCGGCTCAGGCTCTGTGACAGCTGATCGAATGATTTTAACTGGCCCCCCGCATCATTCAGCCGTTTAAGCTGTTCGCGGGTCTGCCGGACGGCGGAGGCCAGCTCCTTAGAGCCAGCCTGCGCCATTTTTAAAGGGCGGGTGAGTTTATCAACCGCATTCAGAACCACCTGCAGGCGCAGGTTTTTATCACTCATCGCTGGCCCCGCTTCGCATTATCGCTCTGTGCCGCCACTCCAGCACTTCTGTAAGCGACATAACGTCAGTGACGGATGGCGGCCAGTGAAAGATCGTGGCGATATCCGCCACCAGGTCATCTACCGTCAGGTCGTCGGCAAACTGGCAAGCGCCGACTTCGGCAACAAAAAAAGGACAACCTCGATCGATATTGCAGAAAGGTCTGCCGGGTCAAGGTCCGCCATTTCCTGCGGGGTCAGCGCTGGCGTGGAGATGCGGGGGATCACTGTCATCATAGAGGCCACATCCATTTCCATCACCGCCTGAAGGCGCGTACCGCGCAGTGCGCCGGACTGCGGTTTACGCAGCACAATTTCCGTAATGGTGGTGTCGCCGCGCTTGATTGGGGTATCCAGCGTTACTGTTTTCTCGCTCATGTTCTTTTTCCTGTTATGGGGTGGCTGGCGCGGTAGTCCGCGCCAGTGCTGCATTAAAGGCCGATGGCGTTACGGTGCGCTTCCATCAGGTCAACACCGTCAACAATTTCAATCATGTTGATCGCATCGACCTCATAGAGCACTTCGCCGTTAATGGTCAGCTTCGCGTAACTGTTAACGCTGCTGACTTTGGTGGTGTTGCTCTCGCCGGTTTTCCACTCGCCGGAATCCACCTCTTTGTGGCGTCCGCGTACAACCAGCTCAACGGCCTGCACCTCGCCGGTGTCATCGCGCTGGATAGAGCCGGTGAAGCGCATCTGCACCCCGTCAACCGTGGCTTTACCCATCTGTTTAAACAGAAGCGCCTCAGTGCCGCCGATAGTCATTTCCGTATCCAGTGCTCCATCATCCAGCCCCAGATCGATACCGACGGAACCGGGCATACCCCCGCCGCGATAGTTCTCAAGCTTGCGGGAAAATTTCGGCAGGGTGACGGATTCAGCAATCCCCATCCAGTTGTTACCGGCGTTAAAAATGTTCAGGTGTTTTAACTTGCGTGGTAAGGCCATGGGTCCCCCTTATGCGCTTACGCGGGTGGTGAAATCCACCAGGTAACGGTCAGTGATGCGCTGGCGCAGCATCAGGTTTTCCAGCGGCGGCACTGGCGTGTAATCGTAATCGATCCAGAGCTTCCCGGCCTTCAGAGTGTCTTTGTCGTTAACGCTGTCATCAATCCAGCAATCACCGCCGATGAGGTAGCCCTGATTCACCAGGCTGCGCATTTTGGCGCGGATGCCCTCGATAATGTCGCGGGCCAGCGACGGGTTAAGCGGCATGTCCACTGCCCACATATGGCCCTCTGCCATAGTGTCAGCGAGTACCTGCGCGGTACGGGTGTAGTTTTCAAACTGGAAGAGCGGATCATCGCTGAGGCAGCGTGAACCCCAGAAGCGGAAACCATCCTTGCGGATCAAGGTGGTGACGTCATTCTGGTTCAGCAGTCCGGCATCGGTTGCCGGGTCTTGCAGGTCCCAGAACACATCCGCAGATAGCCCGGTGACGCCATTCACGCCCACGTTAGACAGGGTTTTGTGCCAGCCGGTTTGCTCGTCGATTTTGGCACGCAGGCCAAGGGCGCGGGCGGTGGCGTAAGCGGTCGCATCCGCCTGCAGTACCGTGTCAAAGTTGATGAAGTCAGGCCAGATCAGCATCCCTTCGCGCTGGCTGAAATTTTCGCGGTAGGCGATAGCCTCTTCCACGGTTTTACAGCCATAGGCAGACAGGTACGCAAAGCCGCGCAGGCTCTGCGCCACGCTTAACAGCTCAGTGGATACGGCCTGCGCATCATGCCCCGGCACGCCGAGAATACGCGGTTTCACACCCAGCTGCGACTGCGCCGAAAGCAGCGCCTTCATGCCAGTTTTCTTACCCTCAGCGGTCACGCCGCCGATGATGTTAGCGGTGGTTTCCGCTTCGGTTTCGCCCTGGGCAACACGCACCACTACGGTGACGGGTTTTGCCTGGTCTGCGATCGCGTCCAGTGAGCGGGCCAGCGTGCCGGACTCGCCCGCTTTGCCGCTGGCGGTCAGTACATCGGTAAGCAGTACCGGCTTATTGAGCGGGAACATGGAGGCATCGGCATCATCGCCGGTGCACACCATGCCCACGATCGCCGTACTCACCGTCGTGATGGTTCGGGTGCCGTCGTTAACTTCTACAACGCGCACGCCGTGGTGATAGTCTTGCGCCATGAAATGAATCTCCTGTTTAGGGGTTCATCCATGGTATGGAAATCATTCACCGCAAGCCGTTGATGCCCGTTGTACCGTGGATGGCACAAATGCAGACAAAAAAAAGCCCCTTGTCGGGGCTGATTTATCGGGATATTCAAGCGACGCGGCTCCAGCACATCAGCAGGGTGTGGGCTTCCACCACGCTGAACGATTTACCTTCGCCAAGGTTGGCAGTTTTGCCGGTGGTCGTGTGTTTATGCGGCGGTACCGTGACTTCGTGATCGTGCTCTCCAGCGTCATCTGTCACACCCAGCTCTTTCGGGTTAAAGAGCTGCCGCACATCCCCGCCTATTTCCCACGGGTCATCCTTACCAGCCACCCCACCATGATTGTGTTTACCGTTTTTCGTGGTCGTCAGTTTCTGCTCTGGCTGCTCGCTGGTTTCGCCGCTCACATCAATCTGCACGGCGGGCAGGTTGGCTTTCGCGAGCGTCACCGTATCACTGCCCCCTGTTTTGCCGACATTTGAGCCATCAGCTTTCGCCACCCGGATTGTTTTGTTTTCTCCGGTGTAAACCCATTCAGACCACGGAAAACGCTCATTCGGGTTGACGTTCTGCGCGTAGAACTTCACGGTACCGACAGGGTTATCCAGCTCCCAGGCGGCACGGATCGCGGATGCTATGGCCGCTTTTACCGCTGCCGGTGTCGCCGCTTTGTTCTGGTCGCCACTGTCAATGGCGTTACTCAGCTGGGTAAACCCCTTTTCTGTGAGAGTTGCATCCGGATGATTGCGGGATTTTTCGTGGTCACTGAGGCTGTCATCCATGTAATCTTTTGCCTCATTCCCGACTCTTATCACATCCTCAACCGTTGCTACCACCACGCCGGGATCGACTTTCAGCTCCACATTGTCCGTGCTGCTGACAGCCAGCCAAAACCTCATCACAGTAAAACGCCCGGACCCTTCAGCCAGCATGGGTTTATAGGTCTCAGGTACGCTGGCAACAGCCAGGCACGCGCCATCCTCATCAAACAATGCTGCCTCGCGGATAGTAAACCCCCCAATCTCAGGAGGAACCATCATTTCAGCCGCGATGATATTCCTGCCACTGTCTGCAATGCGCAGGGCGTTCAGTTGGGTGCGAAAACACTCATTCACCAGCCCTGCCTGATTATCATCAGGTTCCGGCACCCTGCCGTTTCCGTCACCGACAGCCATCGTAGAAAAATTAATATTCTTTCCGCTGACTGCCGCCGCAGTAATTTTTTGCACCCCGGTTTGCGTAATGACTGATTTAAATTTTCTGGCCTGAGTACTCATTCAGGAAACCTCCACCTGCGAACCAGCCGGAAGCACCACCCCGGCAGACGATAAATATCCAATAGCCTGCTCGGTGATATATTCCGCCGAAAATGCCTCAAACTCAGCCAGCGGAGAGTTTTCCCTTTTTACTGATGTGACCTGAAATACAGCCGGGTTATTCATTCCGTCCATTTGATATATGTAATATTTCATATTCACACCTGTTATACATTGGGATGCAGATTGTCGAACCATACTGCTGGCAGCAGAATATAAGCGGTGCCAACCCAGCCGCTGAGCATAAAGCCTGCATTAGACGTCACGCTGCCTTTATAGAAGTTGTTGCACTGCAAAGGGGGCGTGGATACAAAGTCATCTTTTGTCACTGTGAGATAGGGTTTTATCAGGATCTCATTGAGCACATCAACTGAATCACCCGGCACAGTCGACAGCAGGTTTTCTGCTTGCGTCACCGTCGAACCATTCACGGTGATAACAGGATTCCCCAGCGCCCGCACCACCCCCTGTACGTTGACACTCCCTACGGCGTTTGCACACTTTACCGACAGCTTTAATGACAGCTTATTTGTGTTGCGTGGAAACTGGATTTCCGTGTTGCAGTAAAGATAAGCGTAATCAGAATTGCTGTTCATCGTGACAGCCAGTGGCGTATATTCAACGCCATCCAGCAGGACGGGGGCAGCATATTTTACAGACGCTCCCGCCGAACCGAATGCCCAGAACCATGCCGATGCTGCACTGGCCGTACTTTTGGACGAAGGTAACACCGCTCCCGGCATCCCGGTAAACAGGTACAGGGCATTCAGCAGATACCCACCGTCGCCATAAATCCAGCTCGGTAGCCATTTATACGTGTCACTCACACGGTAGCGGGCAATAACGACCGCCCGGTCTCCTGGCTTTGCCCATGACCCGTAAGCGTTATTGCACATATACCCGGCATACCTGCCGTTCAGGTCAATCATGTCCATTTCGACGATGAGCTTTTTCGCCTGCGGGCACTCAAATATCGGGCGAACCCCCTGATAGTTAACTTTATGGCGTAGCGGAACAAGCTTTCCTGCTTTTACCAGCACCCGGCTTTGCCCCACATTGCCACTCTGCGGACGGCTGATAATCATGCCGTCATTTCCCTCGATCCAGGGGGAAACATCGAGCGTCATTGAACAGACACCGTTAGGGCCGAACTCCACGCCTGCGCCTCCGGCATAGTCTACATGCACAGCTTCATCAACATAGTCATGACCATTGCAATCAATGTAATTATTTGACCTGGCGTTATTGGAAACCGTCACCCGGTACGTTCGCAGCCCTTCGCCTGAGTTGGCGGCGGTTGCCGTTGGCTGGTAACGCCCGTAAACATTTGCTGCAAAATTACTGTCCTGGATAGCGCACAAATAGGTATCGCAGTGCCCCCACTGCCAGCCGCCATAAAAACCGATAAACTTGACCTTACTGATAATCGCATCGCGCACGGCCAGGTATCCCGGCGAGGTATTACCGACAACCAGCCCGACGTTTTGTGCATCGCCATCAAAAACCCAGGCGTTAGCGCTGTCGCGGTATACGGAGATTGTCCCTCTGAACGTTGCCATACCGTCAGCCGTGAATGCCATCCCCCCGGCATCAGCAGAGTTGCCGTTATGGCTGTTTCCCATACCTTCCGTAAGCCCCTCAAATTCATGAGAGAACACCACTGGAGCGACCGTTTTATCCGGGCAGTCGAAGAGCTGGCTACCACAACAATGCACCTGCAACAGGCTCGGGGGGATTTTTGCCTGCCCGTTCCATATATAGTTGGCTTTGCCTGCCGCCGCATTCTCGTTAAATACAGGAATAATCACGGTCTGACGTTTGTTATTAATCTGCCGTGTCGAAATAGCTTTCTGCACATACCACTCAGCAATTTTATTAATACATTCGACGATATTATTTTCCGCCGGTGAAAACCCCGCCAGCCAGACGTTAACGTATTCTGATGTATCAATAACCCATTTCCCGGAGGCGGGAGAATCAAAGATGGAAAAACCGTTATCCGGCTCCGTCATTGACTCGATATACGTGGCAACAACGTTCGTCAGCAGAGGGCCACCCGGGGCTGCTCTTTCCAGAAAAATCCACTGGCCATCAAATTCCGGCATGGTGGCGCGAAGTGCCGCAATATCCGGGCAGCGGCCGATACGCTTCAGACCATCCCGCGCGCGTAAGTCCTTACGAATACCGGCATCAGATGTGTATGCCCAGGCCCCCGCGCCAATACCTCCTGTCGTCGCAGGCTCTGAGTCTGGCGGTACGATTTTAGGAAAATCACCCGTCCAGACGAGACGATAATTCCCGTAAAGGATCTCATCACGCGGCGATTCCAGTGTGGCACCGTCTACAAAGCTCCTGGTGGCACTGACCCTGGTGGATAAATCAGTATCCAGCCGTTCATTTTGCTTTAAAAGAAACTGCGTACGGTTCGCCAGCTGTTTTATTGGTCGGTTTGCCACCCCATCCTGACCGCCCGAAACCGGCTCAGTGCGACCAATCAGGTAAATATCATCTTCCCATGATGGTAATTCATTAACATTAGCCATAATAAATCTCACCTGTATACAAAATTGCCATCGTGAAAAATCATACCGTTATAAAACATGCTTTCTTCTGGCTGGTAATCATCAGGATAAACACTGATGATTTCCCCGCAATATAACGAAACCCCGGTACTGATATCGCCTTTTAATGAAGCTGATACATTCAACTCAGAGACATGACGACTGGCGGGTTTCGTACACTCTATTATTCGTTCGAGCTCTTTAATCATTGACTCAGTAATGCCAATGTCATTCAGGTCAACCTCAAGCCTGAATGTGCCTGCCGGGTCAGCCACTTCCCACCATTCCTTGATGGTCATGCTGTAACCCATGTCTTCTATGACGCGCCGGACGGTAGCGACGGTGCCTTTGCGTTGGTGTATCCAGAAAGCATCACTCACAGCCTGCCGCTTTGCAGTTTCGGACCACGTTTCCTCCCAGCGGTCGACAGAAAAGGCCCACGCCAGATACGGCAAAAATTTTACGGGGCATCGCCAGGGGTTCCACAGGTCACGCAGCGGCACGTTTAAATCGCTGATGCCAGAACATGCCTGTGCCAGCCTTCGCTCCAGTGCGGACGATCCCGGCGGTAACAGGCTGCTACTCATCAGAGCCACCAATTTCTGCTTTAAAGTCGGTGCAATAGGACGCCTGCATTTTGTCCAGCACCATGTCCGCCAGGGGCTTCATCAGCTCAACGCGCTGGACGCCCTGAACGTGCAGAGCGGCATAGATCGCGGACAGCCGCACATCACGCCCCAGGCGGCGCTGCTCGTTGATATACGCCGCACCCTGCGCTTTCGCCGCCGCCAGGATCGGCTCTTTCGCCGGGCCGGGGTAAACATACAAAACCGCATCAATTTCATAGAGGACAATCTCAGCAGATCGGACGCTCACCCGATCCGCTACAGGCCGCACGGCCTCATCATTCAGAGCCTCACCGACAACCTGCAATAAGTCATCCGGCGCGGTGCCATCACCGTCGCGGGCCAGAATCGTCACCACGACTTCCGCCGGTGACGGGCTGAACGCCGACGCATCCGCCACCCGCCCATCCGAGCTAAGCGCGTGATATTCATACGCGCCGACGGGACCGGCAACGCTCATCCCCTCAAAGGCCGCCGGGATGCGCTGGCGATAATCTGCATCCGACTCCAGTTCCGCCTCAGTGGGTGGCGTGGTGGTATCGTCTGCGGGGGTGATCACCCGGCGCCGCACGTTATTGTTAGCGCCTAAATTATCCAGGTCATCACTGCCGGAATAGGCCACCATGACAGCCCTGGCCGCCTCGTTAATCCGCTGGCGCAGCAGCAGCTCCCGGTACACGTTTTCCTGCAGCGTTTTTACGATCGGCTCTGACTCAAGCGTTAAGGTACGGGCCACGGCTTCCTGCTCTTCTGCCGGATAGAGCGCGACAAACTCCGCCTTACGCTCTGTCAACAGGGTTTCAAAATCTGGCTCATCCACGATTTGCGGTGGCGGCAGCTGGGAAAGGTCAATAACTGCCATTGTCTGCTCCTGTCGATACGGAAAGGGACACAGGTACGCCGTCATTGCGCTGGCCTGCCAGCTCAATCACCATGGAACCATCCATGCTGCTGCTGTTAATTGTGATGGTGTCGAGCTGCAGCCGCGGCTCCCAGCGCTGCAACGCGACGTACACCGCAGACATGATCTGCAGACGCAGAGCCGGGTTTTGCGGCTGGTCAATCAGCGCGGACAGCAGGGAGCCATATTCCCGGCGGGCAAGGCGACTCCCCTGCGGGGTCAGCAAAATATCCCGCACGGACTGACGCAGGTGATCCGTTTCCGTAATGGTCTTTCCTGTGTCGCGGTTCATCCCGATATAAAGCGTCAAAATGGACCTCCCGTCGTTCCGCCACTGTCGCCAGGGTGTTTATGCTTATCAGCAACGACGCCGTTTGACTTCATTTCTCCGCCGCCGTGGGTCACATCGCCATTCAGGATCACATGGCTGTTAATACGGGTCGTGTCGGCCTCGATCACAAACTCCCCTGTTTTGCAGGAAACCAGCTGCGACGACTCAATCAGCACGGCTTTAACACCCCGGATAATCCAGTGCCCGGTGGCAGGGTCGTATTCGAACCAGCCGCCATCCTCGTATTCGGTTACGTCCGCGCTTTCAGAATCTGACGGCGGCGGGCAGGCGTTAGAGTAAATAGCCGGAAGCGCAAAAGCCGTCTCCAGATTTCCGCCCAGACTGAACAGCACAACCTGCTCACCCGGCGACGGACACCACCACGTGCGCGACTTCCCGGCACGGTAGGTCAGCCAGTTAATCCAGTTGGTTTCGAGGTCGCCTGTTTTCACCCGGCACAGCCAGCCGTCCCGGTCCACTTCGGTCACAATACCTGTGCGGATCAGATTGGTGATAAGGCGCATGATTTCTGTAAGTTGAATGTTCATACGTACAGCATGCACGTAGATGTTATTGAAAAAAAACCTGGTCTATTGTCTGATGTACTATACAAACCACCAATAAGGCGCAGCCATGAACACACGTTTATCAGATTTAAAAAATGCTGTGGAAACCATGTCTAAATCAGATTTTAATGATTACCTGATTAGGCTGATTGAAAATATTGAACAAACATTAGCCAATTCTAGTATCTATGAAGATATGGAAGAAAAAATACTATTTGATAAATTTTATCTTTTTAGCTTGCAAATACAAGACTTAGATCTTAGCCTTCATGAATGCAAACAAAATCAATTAAAAATAAAATCTCAAATAGAACAATTAAAAAAAGAATCAAATAAAAAACTCACCACTGAACAACATACTTTATCCAATCACATAGAGGAAATAAAAAACACTTTAACTGACGGATGCATACTCCCAAACCTCACCAATGAAGACATTTCTAAGATATTAGTAAAAATAAAAAAGAAGGTATTAACATCAGCTTCATCGAATATATTAGGGATGTTATATCAAACTTAAACTACCAGACAACCTCGCAACCGTTTTATTATTTCATCAACCATGTCATAAGAATCAAGGCAGGCGAAGTAAAGAAACATATTGAAAGCATAAAAAAAACCCTGGAATATATCGACAATCAGTTGAAGCCACTACTAACAAACATTGAAGACACAAAAATAAAAATTGAAGAATATAGAAATGAAAATATTAAGCACATTCAATGTGAAAATATGTGGAAAGAACTTTTAAATTATTTTTTAAATTTGAATACATACCAGATACATCCTATAAAAATGTTTTATTCCTATAAAATATAGGCCCCAAAGGATGTTCTATCTATGATTCATACTCTTAACCACAGTGATAAGGTGTCGTGCGTCATGGTTTCCACTTCATCATTGATACCGAGTAGCCTACGTTCTGAATATTTAACCTCCGGCCCTTTTCGACTGACACGATCACGCAGACCGTAGTGATGAACGCGGGCAATGCGCTGCACTCTACCCTCAAATTCGACACTGGCAGAGTCCGGGCTGGCGATGGCTTTCAGGTATTTTGTGGTGCGGAGTTTTGCAAACATCTGCCGACGGATGCGCCCCTTCTTCGTACGGGCCGTCACGCGGCGCGGCTCGTATGCGGTCCCGTCCGGGTTACGTTGCATTCGGATATTTTTCTGCTGGCTGCGGCGCAGCTGCTGCGCCAGCTCCCGCATCATGCGCTTACGCGCGGCAGGCTCCAGCCCCGCCAGCAGCGCATCTAACCAGGCGTCAACTTCCTGCAGCTCAGCCACGACGAACCGCCCACATTTCGTCCGGCTCGTCCGGTTCCGGCACGGCTTCGACGCTGAACACGTCACCGTCAGCACTGACGATCACGCGCTCTGTCAGTTGCAGATTCAGGCTGATATCGCAGATATCATTGCGCAAGATATCGACCTCAAACGTAAACAGCTTTTCACGCAGTTCCGGGTTATGGATAGCATCGGGCTGATTCTCCATCAGCCAGGCCAGCACGGGAGCCATCAGCAACCCCTGATCGCCGCTGAAATCCACGATCACCACGTTCAGGGTATAGCGATACTCCCAGGACAACGACGCTGCGCCGGTTGCCACCACTGAGCCGTTATCGACGAACAAATGCAGCTTGTCCGGGTTGTCCCGGACATACGCCACGGCATTATTCAGGGCGAGGCGTAGGGACTGAGGTTTGTTCACTGTTTCTCTCCTGGCAGGAAATTATCGTGTCCGCCTTGTCAGCACAGATCGACCAGGCGGCCTCTGCCTCATCCAGCGCCGTCAGCAAATCACCGTTAGTTCGTGCCGCTGATTTTTCCAGGCGGCACTGTGTCACCCTGGGACAACCATTCACGGTAAGCTGCACCTCCGGCGAGGGCCGGACGTTCGCGCATCCTGATAATGTCAGCAGGCAAAGGAGCATCAGCCCAACGCCGCAAATCCTCGTTTTCACGTTTCAGCTCCTCAATCCGTCGCTGACGGCTTCGCAGCAGTGCGTTTGTGCTTTCTGCCGCCGCGTAAAGCCGTGTCTGTTCCCGGTTGTTGGTTTCGGTCAGGATGGACAGGGCGATCAACTGACTGTTCGTTTTAGCCAGCCTTTCGCCCTTCACTTTCAGGTCACTGTCCTGCTGTTCGATGGTGTGGCTGGCCTTATTCAGTCGCCATGACTGCCAGCCCAGCGCCGCCAGTGCCAGAGCCAGAATTACTGCCAGCGTGCGCGTCATTCCGCTATGCTCCTTTTAAACACCAGGCCAGCTCACGCCCGCGACGGTTATCCAGCCCCGGATTAAATATGCCTTTGACATACACCCAGCGCGGCAGCTGATAGCAGGCATCACGCCAGCGCTTCTGATTGATAAACTTCACCATGGTTGAACCACATGCATTGCCTGTGCCCACGTTGAACGCCAGCGACACCAGCGCGTCATAGACATACTGCGGCGCATCTACCAGAACACAGCGGGCCAGAGCTTTCTCCACCCGCAATACGTTGGTGATGAAGTTCCCCGCCGCCTGTCGCTCTGTGATGGTCTTTCCCGGCACCACACCGGATGTGTTACCGATGCCATCGGTCCACACGCCAGCGTCGCACTGGTACGGCTGCAGGCGGCAACCCTCGTAATCGGCAATCAGTTTCAGCCCGTCCACAGAGGTGTGAAGCTGCTGGTAATTGGGCAGTGTGGCAGCGATGGCCAGCACTGCACCAACCAGGCAGCGCTTAACGATTGAAGGAATCATATTCCCCCTGGGTTATCTTCCCGCCGCGTAGCAGCTGATAGGTTTTGTGTTTGTAGTACCAGTTGATCGCCATCATCAGCAGACCAATCAGCACACCGCCCACCGTAGAGGCGTCTTTAAGCGATAAATCCCCCAACCACGCCAGCAGCACCGCGATGCAGTACGTAATAAAGGCGCTGATCCGTTCAAGCGTCATAATTCAGTCCCATAACTGGACAGTCTGCACCGTGGTAGCGGTGGCAATATCCGGCAGCTCCACTTGCAGCCCGTGAGGTAAAAAAGGGCCATGCTCAGCCAGCCCCGGATTTGCCTGCAGTACCTGCTCTGTGACGCCCTGTGTGCTTCCGTAATGACGCCAGCAAAGCGCATCCACCGTGTCGCCCTGGTACGCACGCACTTTCATTAGATCAGCTCCACCGTACAGTGGGGTGCATCCTGCACCCGGCTGATTGCCCAACGGGCATCACGCCACAGATCGCCGCTGGCTTCCGCCAGCTCATCACCCCGTTTGACGCCGGACGCCGTGGCGTCGTAGTCCTGATAACGCTCATTCACCTGCGCACGCGCCCAGCAAAACACAGCGTTATGATAGTGGTGGATGCGCTCGCTTTTGCCGTCCAGCTCTTCCGCCGGTACGTCTGCCAGTGTCTGAAACCCCAGCGCCTGCTGGCGCTTGCGGAAGTCGTACAGCTCCGCATTGACCTCTGACATTGCGGACCGGATAAGCTGCCCGAGACGCGGCGACGTCACCGTGCCATCCGTCCGCATCACGCTTCGAAACTCCGACAAATCAACATCGGGCCAGAATGGGGTATTTTTGATGACCTCCGCCTGTTCTGGCGCCTGTTCTGGCGCAACAAACTTCATGCGGGTTTTCTCCTGAAAAGGTGGGCGGTGAACGGGATTTTGATAAGGCAATGCCTGTCGCCATCCCGTGCCGCCCGTGCGCGGGGCACGTTCCGTTAGTGGCTGTTACGCAACTGGCGCTCCAGCCGCTCTTTGTCTTTCTTCACACCGCAGCGGGGATCGAGCTGCAGCGCAAAGTTGTAGTGGTTTAACGCTGCTGCCGGACTGGACTCACTGATCACAGCGGCGATGGCTTTATGCAGCCTGGCGCGTGACTGGTCCGGCATATCCAGTGCATCCGTCAGTGAAAGCGCCTGCAGCAGCACGTCAGCAGGAAAATCTGCTTTCATGCGCTGCGCGGCCTCTGCCTGGTCTGCCAGCTCTTCGGCGATAACGGTCTGCACTTTGCGACGGCCCAGCGCCTGCGGCATCACCCAGCCATGTCTGAGCGCGTGGGCCGCAATCTGCAGACCACCGGCAAAATCACCGGCGTCGATACGCCACACCATCAGAAACATCAGCACGTCATCCTGCTGCGCTCCACCGGCTGCCAGTACGCCATCCGCCCAGGCGGTATATTTGGGTAACAGCTCCACCTTGATTTGTGCCTTTTTCACGGTGGACTGAACCCCCTTGAGGCGGCGGCGATCTTCAGCCAGTTGCAGCAGCATCAGGTCATACCCTGACGTATGGCGAACACTGCCGCCCTGACGGGCGGCCTGTTCAGCCTGAACGCGCAGGCGGTGCTGCCGTGCGGGACTCAGGCTCATGCGTTACTCCCCGGCACCGGCGCTGAAATCGCCAATCGTGATGTTTTCCACCAGTGCCACGCAGCGGTAATCCTCCACCACATACGCTTCATTGACGGATTCGAAATTTTCGATGCGATCGCGTTTCGGGTTATCAATCACCGAACGGCGGCGGGTGTCTTCCTGCCAGTAGATGGACAGGTTATCCAGGCGGGTGATCAGCACGGCGTTTGCCGGGAATGACGGGGCGCGAACGGCCTGCAGGCCGCCCATGCGTTTCTGACTGATAATCATGTCAGCCGCCAGCTTTTCGCTGTTCTCCTGGTCTTTATTGACCAGCGGGAAATACTTGTCGGACAACAGCTCACGTCCACAGATCACGACCAGTTCCGCATCGTCCTGGAAAATCGGGTCAATCAGCTCATTGACTGCATCCATCACCAGCGCATCCAGGTTGGCATATTTACCGCCTTTGCCGACCTTCACCGGGTCTGCAGTGGTGGTGCCATCTTCTGCCGTGGTACTGCCCATCACACAATCCGGAGCATCTTCGCGGACCTTCTGCAGCCAGCCTTTGTTAACGTCCTGCAGCAACGGATTGGCGGCACGGTCTGAGGTTTTGGCACGCTTTACGCCGTTAAATCCGATCATGATGCGGTCCAGCGCCTGACGTTTCACGATGGCGTTACGGATGCGCACCTGAAAATCCTGGAATTTCGCCCACATATCCAGTTTTGCGTAGGTCAGCACCGTATCAAAGTTGGTCTGTTCACATTTGTACTCAACATCCACCATCTCAGTGGGGTCGGTTGGCTCGCGCTCCTTCGTAGTCGTGTCAGTGGTCCCGGCAATGGTGCTGCCGACGCCCAGGCCCAGAAGCTGGCCTGACTGCTCCGCCACGCCAATCACGTTAACCATGGTCAGGAATGCCGTGGACTGCTGGATCTGGTCTTCCAGCGTCTGCTGTACAGACGGTTCAACGGTGAATTTGCTGGATAACTCTTCGACTTCCACGCCATTCAGACGCGCCAGCTGCTGCAGGTAAGCGTTAAAGGCAAAACGGGTATTCTTTTTCATGGGTTCTCTTGCTCCATCAGCAATTGGTCAGTGTGCCTGCAGGTGCTTCACCACCTGGCGCACGCTGGCGATAATCTTTACGGCTGTCTTCCTGGCTCAGCTTCTGCTTAAGCGCAGAAAAATCGGTCTGCTGCTTCTGCAGTGCGGTTTCCAGCTCAGCAATGCGCTTATCCTGCGCGAACAGGGATTGATCGGTGCGCTCGCCCAGGCTCTGCTGCTCAGTGGCGACCAGCTCAACAGCCCGATGCACATCAGAGAAACGCGCATCATCGGTCTGCTCTTTTTTGGTAAACATCGCGGTGACGCGGGCAAAGAGGGAGGGTTTTTCGCCCTGGACCTCTTCCCACTCGATCAGCGTTTCTTCTGCGGCGGTAAAGAGGTTTTCCGGGTTCTGTTTACGGCCTGCCAGCGGGTTGCTTTTTGCGCTGGCACTAAACTGCAGCATTTCTGTACCCAGGCTTGCCGGGTCGTCAGTCGCTGCAAGGCCAATCAGGTACGCCTTGCCGGTATCGGCAAAGCTGGTGTTTACCTCCATCGAGGTGAACAGCTTTTGCAGCTTGCGGGTATACGCCACCAGATCATCTGACGGGGTGATCCACGCATACAGCGCCATTTTTCCTTTCAGCGGGCCGTCCGTAATTTCTTCAGCCTCCAGCTTATCCACGGTCCCGAAACGGCGGAACGGACTGTCCGGGGTGTAGCCCTTGATGTGTTCCAGATTAATCAGCGCGGTATAGACCTGCGGGTTATAGCTTGCCGCCATCTGCTCCAGCCAGGCGCGCTCAATGGTGCGTCCGTCTGTTGTTGCCCCTTCCACACCAATGCGGAAGCGTTTTGCTTTAACTGCCATTTGAGCGACTCCATCAAATAACTCTGTGAGGCCTTATGGTTGCTGTGATGGAGGGGGGGAAACAACGCGCGGACCTTGTGCGGTAAACCACACAAAAGCCAGCCGGGGAAAGGCTCAGGGCAAGCCCGTATGTTTGTCCCATGGAAACGATGACTCCCGCAGACCTCGATCCCCGTCGGCAGGCAATACTGCTGTATTTTCAGGGATACCGCATAGCCCGCATTGCAGAAATGCTGGGCGAGAAAGTCGCAACCGTTCACAGCTGGAAAAAGCGCGACAAGTGGGGCAGCTATGGTCCGCTTGACCAGATGCAGCTCACCACCGCCGCACGGTATTGCCAGCTGATCATGAAGGAGCACAAAGAAGGGAAAGATTTTAAGGAAATTGACCTGCTGGCGCGGCAGTCCGAGCGCCACGCCCGTATCGGGAAATTTAACAACGGCGGCAACGAGGCCGATTTAAACCCCAATGTGGAAAACCGCAACCGCGGCCCCCGCAAACCCCCAGAAAAAAACCAGTTCAGCGACGAACAGATCGAAAAGCTGCAGGAGATTTTCCACAGCTCAATGTTCGATTATCAGCGCCACTGGTGGGAAGCGGGCAATAAACACCGTATCCGCAACGTGCTCAAATCCCGCCAGATCGGGGCGACGTACTATTTTGCCCATGAGGCGCTGATAGATGCCCTGGTGACGGGCCGTAATCAGATATTCCTGTCAGCCAGCAAATCCCAGGCACACATGTTTAAGCAGTACATCATTGAGTTTGCCAAAGAGGTCGATGTTGAACTCAGAGGTGATCCGATGGTGCTTCCGAACGGCGCCACGCTGTATTTTCTGGGGACCAACGCCCGCACCGCGCAGAGCTACCACGGCAACCTGTATTTTGATGAATATTTCTGGATACCGAAATTCCAGGAGCTACGCAAAGTCGCCTCTGGCATGGCACTGCACAAAAGATGGCGGCAGACCTATTTTTCTACGCCGTCCAGCCTGACGCACAGCGCTTATCCCTTCTGGTCTGGCGCCCTGTATAACCGTGGTCGCTCAAAATCGGACCGTGTCGATATCGATCTGACCCACTCCGCGCTGGCAGCCGGACTCCTTTGTACTGATGGTCAGTTCCGGCAGATCGTTACAGTAGAGGATGCCGTGCGCGGCGGCTGTAACCTGTTCGACCTGGACCAGCTGCGACTGGAATACAGCCCGGACGAATACCAGAACCTGCTGATGTGCGAATTTCTTGATGATCTCGCGTCCGTGTTCCCGCTGTCCGAGCTGCAGGCCTGCATGGTGGACAGCTGGGAGGTCTGGGAAGATTTTCAGGCACTGGCCCTGCGTCCGTTTGGCTGGCGTGAGGTCTGGATCGGATATGACCCGGCAAAAGGCACGCAGAATGGTGACAGCGCCGGGTGTGTCGTCATTGCGCCGCCAACAGTTCCCGGCGGCAAGTTCCGCATCCTTGAGCGCCACCAGTGGCGCGGAATGGACTTCCGCGCTCAGGCGGAGGCTATTCGCAAGCTTACCCAGCAGTACAACGTGTCCTACATCGGCATTGACTCTACCGGCGTCGGTCATGGCGTTTACGAAAACGTGAAAGCCTTTTTCCCCGCCGTCCGGGAGTTTGTCTACAACCCCAACGTCAAAAACGCCCTGGTGCTGAAGGCATACGACATTATCAGCCACCGCCGCCTGGAGTTTGACGCCGGGCACACCGACATTGCGCAGTCATTTATGGCTATCCGCCGTGCCACCACCGCCAGCGGCAACCGCCCTACCTATGAAGCCAGCCGCAGCGAAGAAGCCAGCCACGCCGATCTGGCCTGGGCAACGATGCACGCACTATTTAACGAACCACTGCAGGGCGAAGCCGCCAATACAAGCAACATCGTGGAGATTTTTTAATGACTGAGAATACCGCACAGGATGCAATGCCCCCTGACGTACAACCCAATAATACCGCCTCTACCCAGGCGTTCAGCTTTGGCGATCCCATTCCTGTACTGGACCGCCGCGAACTGCTGGATTATGTGGAGTGCGTGCAGATGGATAAATGGTATGAGCCGCCCGTGAGCTTTGACGGGCTGGCCCGCACCTACCGCGCTGCAGTGCATCACAGCTCACCGATTGCCGTTAAGCGCAACATCCTGACCAGCACGTTCATCCCGCACCCATTGCTGAGCCAGCAGGCATTCAGCCGCTTTGTGCAGGACTATCTGGTGTTTGGTAACGCCTACCTTGAGAAACGGACGAATCGGCTGGGCGGCATTCTGTCGCTGGAGCCATCGCTGGCGAAATACACCCGCCGCGGGATCGATCTCGACACTTACTGGTTTGTGCAATACGGCCTGACCACTCAGCCCTACGAGTTCACCAAAGGCAGTATTTTTCACCTGATGGAGCCGGACTTAAACCAGGAGATTTACGGCCTGCCAGAATACCTGTCCGCCATCCCTTCCGCCCTGCTGAATGAATCCGCCACGCTGTTCCGTCGGAAGTACTACATCAACGGCAGCCATGCGGGCTTCATCATGTACATGACCGACGCAGCGCAAAACCAGGAGGATGTGAACAACATCCGCCAGGCAATGAAAAGCGCCAAAGGGCCGGGCAACTTCCGCAACCTGTTTATGTACTCGCCCAACGGCAAGAAGGACGGCATCCAGATCATCCCACTGTCAGAGGTCGCGGCAAAGGATGAGTTTTTGAATATCAAAAACGTGAGCCGGGATGACATGATGGCAGCGCACCGCGTACCGCCGCAGATGATGGGTATTATGCCAAGTAATGTTGGAGGATTTGGCGATGTTGAAAAGGCAAGTAAAGTGTTTGTTCGCAATGAACTGATGCCTCTTCAAAAAAGACTAGAAGAAATAAATAATTGGATTAATGAAAAAATAATAACTTTTGAGCCGTACCAACTATAATATTAAATTAAAAGGTGGAGAAAATCTCCACCTCTAACTTAGGCTTTCACATACTTGAATTTAAAAGCATTAGCATTCGGATCTAATGGCTTTATAATCCCTTCATCTCTCAATTTCTGTAATGCTTTCTTAACCTTCTGGAGATCATCTTCACCACTTAACTGTCTAACTAATTTATTTGTGAGTTGCCCTGTAGGATTGTCATTGAAGTAGTTAATGATCACATCTTCAATTGACGCGATAGTTTGATGCTTAACTATCACAACAAAATTATTTCCTCGTTCTTCGAATACAGGAGCTACCAGTCCAGCTTTACGCAACTCATTTTTAGCAGTGTCAAGTCCTTCACCAATATCATGGTTTACTGGATTTGGGAGTTTATGTAACAATCGTACTAAATTTGGATTGCGAGAAAATCGCTCTTCATATAGGTTGTCTACAGTCATGTATCCCGGCAATCTACCCGGGCTTTGAACTTCAATTCGATTATCATACACTTTTACGTGTACATCATCCTTCTGACTGTAATCCCTATGAATAACAGCATTAACTAATATCTCCTTCAACGCTTCTGCAGGATAAACAAGTTTAACCAGATTATCACCGTCCTTGAAAGATGCCCCATCAACGTATTCTTTTACTTTATCAATAGTACTTAAAATGACGATTTCCAAAGGCCCCTCAATCGTCACGGGTTCTTCTTGAAGTTGTTCTCGTTTGTATTCAGTTTCAGTTGTTCTAAGTCTATATACTTTTACCGCGCATCGTGTATCTAAACTTCCTTGCGGTTCTTCATCGAAAAGCAATACGCAACCTACATTAGGTACAAACTCATCATCTTTCTTAGTTAACAAACGTTGTTTTTTTAAAAAAACTTCCGGCGATTGCGAAGTACCTATCCTCCGTCGATAATCAACATAATACTCGCTATCAAGAATATCCTGCACTTCAACTATATCTACTGCTTTTTTCTCATAAGGTTCTGCGCCTTTTGAGTAGGAAAGTTGAGTAATTCTTTCACCTTTAATTTTTACTTTTTGCGCGTTAGCCCTTATAAAACAATCGCCAGAAGCTGTGTAATGCACCTTAGGACTCTTTGGTATATCTATATGTAATATCAGTCCGTTACCCGGTGTTTTTAAATATTCAATTTCAACATTCTCGACAGCTGGGTTAGTGTTTTCTAATAAAGTTGCTATTATCGCATTTGCTTCCTCTGGCTCATTAAAACCAGATAAACGCTCTCTATCTGAAGCTGAATCTTCTATACCAATGTAAATGTTCCCACCATCAGCATTAGCAAATGCAACAAAAGTTTCTTGTAATTTATTAGGTGCTATTTGCTTACTTTTAAAATCATTAAAATGATCTTCTACTGTGTTTAATAAAACCTCAACTTCCTTAGCTGATAAATCAATCACTTCATACATCATCATCATCCTTCAATTTTTAGTAGTATCAATTTACCACCCCCGATGCTTTTATCAAGATTATGATTGGCATATCCTGGCGCGCGCTCGTATCCCCGCCACGCCTGCCCGCTTTGTGGAGTGGTTTTCATGCAGGTGCATGATAGGCCAGAAAGCCCGCCAGCATTGACGGCTCTGGCCCCTTGCGATCCTTTTTGGATCATGCGAATCCATGCACCATAGACATGCACTCTCTTCTCAAGCTCAAGTGTGCTCTGTGGGAGGGAATTTCACAGAGAACAAAACGATTAATGCTTACATTCATCCTGGGCTACCCCGTACTGATTTAACCTGTTCACCAGTTCGCTTGTCAGTTCTGACAACCACGAAATGGCAACCTCCTTATCGTCATCGCTACAATCTGAGCTGGCAACCAGCCGGGCCATAAGTTCTATCCGCTGCAGTGCAAGTGACTCCATGAACAAATCGTTCACAATCCCCTCCCAATATTACTGTTTATATATACAGTACATCATGTGTATTTAAAGCTGAAATATTTTTTTAGTCAGCTAACTCTTTGATTAACAAATAGCCTTGATTCCTTACCATCTCAGTACCACTGTCGCCATTTATCATCTTCCTGCAGACGCTGGTTTCGGTAGAAAAGACGTAGACCTGCTCCCGATGGGATACTTCCGCCACGTAGCAGTAAATCAATCTCCTGCTCGTTGCCGTCAAACCCTCTGGACTTCAACTCATATTCAAGCTGCAGGCGCAGCTGATCGTTAATTTCCTGTTTGTAACCCTTCCGCCGCTTCGGTCTTACCTGTCGCAGCCTCGCATTTAGCTCCCGTAGCTCTTTTCTGCTCATGCTATTGAAGTCCGGCAGCGGTTCTGGCCGTTCTTCACCTGGTAAATCCGACTCAAAGTAGTTCATTTTTTCCACAGGGGGACAGTTATTGCCACGAGTCCAAGGGGCGCAAGCGCCCTGGTCGGCTGTCGCCTCCTGAACGTCAACGGCTTTACGAACCATTTTCCACTTCATCGCATGCGTGCAAATGCGGCCCTCGATAATCGGGGACCAGATGCCATAAATACGGATACCGTGATCGCCATAGGTTGATGGCTCGTCGTTCAGTTCATAGGCTGTGCGGACCAGGTGATGTTTACGCGGGACCAGCACTCCGCCCTGCTTCATGATGTAGGTGGCAAAACATCCGGCATCGGCGGCAGCCAGTACCGCATCCAGTCGCAGGTTATCCAGTACCGGCGCCCCGGCTTTTTTATCTGCCTGCTGCCGCGCGGCTTGGCCTGCCAGCAATCGCAGCTCACGATAAGCCTGGCGGCCCGGAATACCGAAAAAGCGGAATTGCTGGACGCGATGCAATGACGCCCAGGCGTTAACGTGCTCAGCGTTATCCCGCAGTGATCTGCCGGTTTCCTTACTGATTTCATTAGCCAAGCCGCGCCCGTCTATGTTCTTACTGATGTATTTGGCGATGTAGCTGGTAGGTGTGCCCTTGCGCGGATTGATCAGCTCAGACTTAAAGCGCGGGCCGGTATTATTTCCCAGCTCCTCGCGATCCTCACGGATAGCAAATTTACGCAGCAACGCTGTGATAGCGCGGCGCTCTTTCTTGCGCATGAAGCACAGCAGGTGCCAGTGCACCGTTCCATCATGATGCGGCTCAGCCACCCGGACGCCATACCAGCGCATACCGCGTTTATGCATGGCCTTACGGAAAGCGGCAAACGTATCAACCAGATAGTCACTGCTTTGCCTGACCGTCGCGCTCGTCCATTTCGGGTTTGGCCTGCCGTTGTTGAGCGTTGCGTGGAAACGTGACGGGCAGGTGATGGTGTAAAACACGGCGCAGTCGCCGCGCATTTCTGCGATAAGCTCCAGTCCCTTAACGCAGGCCATCATTTCATTACGACGGTGCGCCGGATTGCTGCTGCTGGCGTTCACCACGTCTTCCATGTCCAGCGTGTCGCCCTGCTCGTTGGTCAGCTCATGCGAGCGGAAGAACTCCAGCGATTTACGGCGCTGCTCACGCTTATGGATCACAGCCTCATAACTGACATACGGTGAGGCTTTTTTGTTGACCAGGCACACCGCACGCAGTTGCTCCTCCCGCCACTCGCAGCGCATCTGCCACATCTTGCGATACCACCAGTCAGCGCAAAGCATACGCGCCAGTGAACCCGGAATAAGCTCATACGGCACAGGGTTGCGGCGGCGTTTCTTGCGTCGTAACCGCTCAAATGCAGGAGGGATCACGTCAAGCCGCATGACCTCATCGGCCACTCGCTCCCACGCCCTGCGCATCTGCTCCGGCGTGACGTCATCGCTGACGAAAAGATCGCTACAAGCCGCATCAAGACACATGCTCATGTGGGCGGCTACCAGTGTGGAAAGTCGCTTTACCTGGTCCTGACTCATTTCAGGCAGAACCAGCAACCCCTCCAGCCCGTCATGGCTTGCCATAAACCGGAATGTGGTCGATATCTGGCTATCCCGGACACGCACCAGACGTTCCAGACACGGTCTGACTGTTTCACGCAGGTAGCGAGAATAGGCCTTAGGGCGGTTCAGGTTATGAAAATAATCAATGCGGTCCATCAGCGGCTTGCTGATATATGACGGCTCCACTGACACGTCAGCCAGGATGACCAGATCTGGGTTAAATTTCTGCTGTTCGCGGGCCATCTTCGCCCTGCTGATCAGCTGGTCCTGCTCCATTTCATGCTGAACCGGATCACGGGCTTCATTGTAGAAAAAGCGCTTCCAGATCTCATCACTCATTGCCTCACGGCGCAGCTTTTCCTGCTCGTTGTCGCTGGCGTAGAGAGTGATCAGGTTTGAAAGCGCAGATACCGGCGCAACTTCCGCCGGGTCCAGATAGGGGTTAACCGCATTTTTGGAGGCATTCCATGGGAACCCTCCGGCGGCCTCCGTCGGGCCGCCTTTATCTTTTGTTAACTCAGACATCACTGACAAGCTCCGAAGCTCACAACGCGCCTCGGCTGTAGTGTTTAGATTTCAACTCAGCGATTTCCTGGCATGTTACGCAGCACTGAACACCCGGAATAGCTTGCCTACGGGCAGTTGGGATTGGCGCATCGCAGTCGATGCAAAGAACACGAGCAATGCCTGGCTGTCTTGCACGGGCGTTCTGAATATGGCGATGCAGATTTTCTTCAACACGTTGCTGCACGAGGTCCATTGAGTCTGCCATTAGTGCCAGTCTCCCCGTGATTCAGCGTCATAACGGGCAACTTCACGGCGAAGCAATTCTGCCGCTTCCACTCCGTTCATCCCTTGCTGCAGTATGTAGATCGCCAGCGCCTCTATTCGTAACGAAACGGCAAAGGCGCAGTTTTTACGCTCATCCAGGCGAGCCTCGTTAAACAGCTGGAGTAGGCCAGCATCATCCGGTCCAGTTTTGGTGGTGCGGGTTTCTCTATTTCGCATAGTTGTTTCTCCTGAATTTGGGCAAAGGAATGCCCGGCGGGTTTACGCCATTGCTTTCTGGTTTGTTTTAATTAGGCATGCTTAGCCGTTTTGGAAATAAGCTCACCACTGCACGAAAATGATTCATTGCTTTAATCAGCTTCCTCTTTTCGTCAGTAGTCAGGTCACTCACATTAACGCAATGACGTTCCGTCGGAATCTTTGCCATAAAAAATATGGCTGCCAGAGCCCTCTCATTCTGTAATCTGTTCACGTCCCGCGGCTTACGCATATCCGAAATAAACCGTATCAGCTCAGTGTCAATATTGAAGCCGAATACTTTTGCACGTAATTCTGCAATATGGTTAAGCCCATCCAGACGTTTACCAGGGCTTAGTGGAACAGTTGCAGCATCACCGTTTATCGCCATTTCAGCATTCCTCACAATTAAACTCTTTTTTTGCTATGATTTTGCGACACGTACCGATAACTCAGAGACTTAGCAATGCTGACCCAGATAGAGAAGGACCGAATCGAGAAACTCGAAAACGAGGTCGCAACCCTCCACAAGGAAGTAGCGATGCAGCAGATAATGATTTCTGGCTTGCTACACAGCTTTTTCCGTAACGAATCGTCGAATCAGGAGGCATTCTTTAGCGTCATCAGCGAAGAACTTAACCGACTACGCTTTGGATCAGTTAAACATCAAGAATTCAGCCATGACATCCAGCAACTCCTCGACCGTTATCGATAACTAATCTGTTGATATTTAATGAGAGGTGATGTTTTCTTACGCACCACCTCTTCTACCTGCTCCCCTCGAAAAAAAGCACCATCCTTCAACATGAAAAAGTAACTGCCGTCACCTGCTATAGAGGGATAACAGCAGACAAGCTCCACCTCACTGATCGAGTATTTTTCACCTTTGTGAAGAAACTGATAAAACACCCCATATAAACCCGGTTCCATTTCTTGTCCTCCTCTGAGTTATGGAAACTTAAAATGGCATTAATGCTCCCAACGTAATCACATCACCTATGCCTATTAGAAATAGTGCCGGGGATTTTTCTACACGCCCGGCGCGTGCCTTAGTGGTAGACTATTTGCGCGAACAATCATCTACCCCACAAAGGAGAAATCTGATGTCAGACTCTGACGACTTCCATGTACTGCCTCGTCCTGCCCCTGCCCCCAGGCCAGAGCCGGGGCAAGATAAAAAATAGGAACCCGGCATGACTAAACAAAGCTCCGAATACTTCCATCTGCATTACTGTTATTACCTTGAGGTTATGACGGCAACGCTTCACGGTAGAGCTGACAAATTGATGACAGCTATTCAGCTTATTAGCGGTACTGCTGTGTTTGCGGACACCGGTCTGGAATGGTTGTTCGCTTTGCCTGTTGTCGTTATCGCGACAATTCAACTTGTGTGGCAACCAGCTATTATTTCCGAACGTGCTAGCGTACAAAGCCGCCAGTACGGGGAATTGCTTTATGCAGGGAATGAACTGACCCCGGAACTGATTGCACAAAAGTTGAAAACGCTGCATCACTCTGATTCCGCACCTTTCGGTTCTTTGTTAAATCCAGCCTACAAAAGAGCTGCTATTGCATGTGGTCGGCCTGATGACACTAAGCTCAGCGTCCAGGAAAAGCTTTTCGCCTGGTTTGCAGGTTGCCTGCCACGTTAATACTTAGACGTTGTAGCAAACTATTTTTGCCAGTTCCCCGGACAGCCTGCTGCCGGGGAGACAATTCAATACACGGATGCCACTTTTTTCCACCAGGTAAATGAATCCAGCCGTGACCGTAATGCATTGCCGGGCTTTGCCTAACCAGCAGTGATGCAAATGAAGGTTCGTTGTTCAGCATAAACACCTCAGCTCAGCCCAAACGAGGAGCCAAGGCCCGTTACGGTATCGACGACACTTGCCATTGCAGGGTTAGCATGTAGCCGCGCCTGCAGTGAGATGGCGGTAAGCGCCATTAGACGGGTAACAGAATTGACGCTTTCTACAACTTGACGGCGGGCGGTCGCATTCAGCTGAACACCCGAAACAGCGCTGGCAGCGACACGACCGATCTCGGCAGTAGCTTTCAGGACGTACTGCGGCATTTTCTCCCGTGCGACTTCATTGGTTGGTACACATGGCAGGCAATGAATCTGCGCCAGAAACCCATCTACAAGTGTTGAGTCCTCAGTAAGATCGGTTAGTAGCCAGATATCTGGCGCAGTGAGCTGGTGCGGTTGCTCCGGGTTCAGCTTGTTGCGCAGCGTCTGAACATTCATTTCTGCACGACCAGCCAGCTTTGCCATGTTGTGGCGTAAGGCAAAGGCGCGGCAGGCTTCTTCAAAATGCGGGTGTTTGGAAACTCGATAGTCAAACATAGTCAGCGGCTCCGATGTATCTCAAAATGGAACTAACTAATAGCGACATTGCAATCAGAGAGCGCATCTACAGTCAGCGCGACAATGTTAATCATCACCTTCTCGCGCTTCTTGTCCTTACGCAGACGGTGGCGAGGCAAACGACCATCAGCAAGCATGTCGTTAATGGTGTCTAAAGGTAGCCCGGTCAGCTCGCTATAACGTTCAATTGTGACGTGCGGTGTATTCAGAGTGATTGAAATGTTAGGGGTCATGATGCAACATCTCCTATTGGCTTGTGGTGAGCCGGTTTGAATTGTGACTACAACTTCACAAAACGGGGATTAGGATCTCATAACGGTTATGTCAACTCAAAAAAACACATTTCGCCATGTTAGCGAGAGTCTAAAAACTTCAATAATGCAAAACCGTGGGGGACAACAAGTAATTGAGCGCATACTTGTTGCGTATGGTTTTACTTCGCGGCAAGCATTTTGCAATCATCTTGGTATCTCACAAAGCACGATGGCTAACAGGTATGCCCGTGACACATTTCCTGCTGACTGGGTGATAATTTGTAGTATAGAGACCGGCGCCTCTATCGACTGGCTGGCATCTGGGATCAGCAGTGAATCATCCTCAGTTTTATTAAATGATGAACATTTAGCCCATACCAAATCTGATGACCCATTTAGAACTCACTCAACAACCCAAAAGTTCCCAATTGAGACTAATATAAATCCTAATAAGGGAGGAAAAGCAGCAATTGAGCGATTAGTCGCAGCCTACGGCTTTAGCACTCGACAAGCCCTAGCAAACCATTTGCAGGTTTCAAAAAGCACTGTAGCAAACAGGTACTTACGAGACACGTTTCCTAGCGATTGGATCATTCAATGTGCACTTGAAACAGGAGCTTCATTACTCTGGCTCACAAACGGCAATGGCCCCAAATTTATCGATAACTCCAATCCTGTAGCCCAACTTAAACACAAAAAAATCATTAACGGTAAATTACATGATGAAGGCTACTTAGCATTTGACAAGACGCTTTTACCTTCCGGTTTGAAAAACCCGATTGGAGTTACAGCAGAAGGAAAAACTTTTATTGCGGAGACAGAATATGATGATGTTTCAGACGGTAATTGGTTGATTGAGATTGAAGGTAAAGTAAGCTTAAGAAAATTAACAAGAATTCCAGTTGGAAAAATAAAAATCACATCAGATACAACTGATTTTGTTTGTAAACTTGAAGACATTACAACCATCGCAAAATGTTGTTGCGTTTTTTCAAAGGAAATTTAAAGGAACAAGCATGACTTCTGAAAACAAAAATAAAGAACATACTGAAAAAACCAATTACGATTGGAAAGATTATTATAACATTCTAAATGATAACTCTAATAAATTTACTGAGAATGAGCGTTTCTATCTAACCAAATTATTAAAAGAAGGTGAATTAGATAAATTCAGAGAATACTACTGGAAATTTATTCAGCAAGAAAAAATGAATTACAATGACAAAGGTGATGATTTTTTTATCAATGAAAACAATAAGATAAATGACTTACTAAAAGAGCAAAAAAATCTTCGAGAGATAATGCGATCATATGCCAAACGTTTATCGGAGGCTGAAGAGTCTAACTCTACGTTACATCTTCGGAATGAGAATTTAGAAAATTTAAATATTGAAAAAGAAGCGATTATTGAACAGGCCGTATCTAGAATAAAGCAACTTGAAGTATCGAACAGCGAATTACAAAGCCGAGTGCAACAAGAAAGGATTGATGAAAAAATACCAGGATATGTCGATAGTGTTAAAAGCGAACTAAGTTCAGATGACTTATATTTCATTAAAATGTCGCAAGTATGGGCTTTTTTTGGCTGCATTTTCGGGCTACTTGCTGTATGTGCGTCATTTTATACACTCTACACCACAATTGACTTCAACAATCTTAAAGGCTTTGAGCTAATTTATTTTTTCACGCGTGGCTTAATTGGTATTTCTATCCTTTCTTGGCTAGCATATATATGTCTTGGAAACTCTAAAAAATACACCCATGAATCAATTTTGAGAAAAGATAGAAGACACGCGCTAATGTTTGGGCAAGTATTCCTGCAAATTTATGGTTCTACGTCGACAAAAGAAGATGCTGTATTAGTATTTAAAGACTGGAATATGTCTGGTAACTCGGCATTTTCTGACAAAACAGAACTCCCTCCGGGAATCCAATCTTTATGGGATTCAGCCAAGGAAAAACTAAAACCAGGCACCTCTGAAAAATCACAAGAGTAAGGCACAATGTTTATTTCACCCTAAACATACATTGACCACTGTTTAAGCATACAGTTAAATTTAGCCCTCAAACATGAGGGCTTTTTTATGGCTGTACGAAAACTCACCACAGGAAAATGGATTTGCGAATGTTACCCCGCCGGACGTAGTGGGCGTCGTGTACGTAAACAATTCGCCACCAAAGGCGAAGCTCTGGCTTTTGAGCGTCACACGATGGAGGAAACCGAAGCAAAGCCCTGGCTGGGCGAATCAGTGGATCGTCGAACACTGAAAGACGTGGTTGAGCTATGGTTCAAACTACATGGTAAATCTCTGACAGCTGGGCAGCATGTCTATGACAAATTGCTGTTGATGGTTGACGCTCTGGGCAATCCCCTTGCAACCGATCTCACATCAAAAATGTTTGCCCACTATCGAGATAAACGCCTGACAGGTGAGATCTACTTCAGCGAGAAATGGAAGAAAGGAGCAAGCCCGGTCACCATTAACCTGGAGCAAAGCTATCTAAGTAGTGTTTTTAGCGAACTATCCCGCCTGGGCGAATGGTCGTATCTGAACCCACTGGAGAACATGCGAAAATTCACCATCGCAGAAAAAGAGATGGCATGGCTTACCCATGAGCAGATTGTTGAATTGATAGCTGATTGCAAACGTCAGAACCCAATTCTGGCACTGGTAGTCAAGATATGCTTAAGCACAGGCGCACGCTGGAGAGAAGCAATAAATCTTACCCGCTCACAGGTGACCAAATACCGAATTACTTTTGTAAGAACGAAGGGGAAGAAAAACAGAAGTATCCCTATCAGTAAAGAGCTTTACGAAGAGATCATGGCGCTTGATGGATTCAATTTCTTCACAGACTGCTATTTTCAATTTTTATCCGTGATGGAAAAAACGTCTATTGTACTCCCTCGCGGTCAACTGACACACGTTCTGCGCCATACGTTTGCGGCGCACTTCATGATGTCAGGTGGAAATATCCTTGCTTTGCAAAAAATCCTCGGACATCACGACATAAAAATGACTATGCGTTATGCTCATCTATCACCTGATCACTTAGAGACAGCTCTTCGTTTCAATCCACTAGCAACTTTGGATGTTACTAAATCAGATTCTTAAAGGCTAATCATGGTTAAGTTTTTGTTTCAATTACCAATATTCGACTTCTCCTTAACATTTGATATTATCGAGACGTTAATCACACATAGCGAATCATCAATCGCTAAAGGCATAGCAGAATATAAAGACAAAGGACCCGAAGAATACATAATTGAAATATCTCCGGAAGATGGTATATACCAGTCAATTGATCATTACATGGGACTCACCAGCTCATCGCTAGATCTCGATGAAATGTTTTTAGAATACTACCCAAGTATTTTTCGCAGGTCAGTATTCTTAACTATATTCGGAATTTTTGAGCACGAAATAGAAAAGTTCTGTAACAACTTTGCTAATAGACATCATTCCCCTATAAATGTTTCGGATCTCAAAGGAAGTGGATTTGAGAGAAGCCATCTATTTATAAAAAAAATGATAGGGATGAAGTCAACATCCCACTACTCGAATATCAAAAAGATAACAAAATTAAGGAACAGCTGTGCGCATAATGATGCAAAATATTCAGAAAACGACGGGCAAAATATTAAAAATATTATTGAACTTATAGAAAAATATCCTGAGTTTTTTAAAAAAGATAGAAAACAGGTCCTATTTATGGATGGCTCGTTAACCATGATCTTGAACTCATTCAAAGAGTATCTTTCTGATGTTGAAAGAGCCTTAGATGAATTCGAAAAACAAAACACTAGTGGCGACAAAGTGGCGGCAGCGGTTGGCATTGCCCCGTAATAGCCACTCCTTACCACTAACCTAACTTATTGATTATCATGCAAGTCATTGTTTTCACTAACCCGTTTACATAAATGGGTTTTTTGTTGCCTGAATTTTATGATGTTTAAAATTATTCGGTTACAACCGCCAGGCGGTACCATTGGCGATAGCCCGGCGACCGCCGCCGCCACCTCAGCCAGGCATCTTCCCTGGACCTGCTCCTCACCCCACCATTTCTGTTGTCCCAGACCTCATGGATGCGTTGCCCTCCCCTGACCCCGCGGGTGATGTACACTGATACGCCGGGTGAAGCGCCGAGTTGCACACGTCATCAGCAAAGAACAGAGCGATCCGCTCGCGACGCCTCCCGCTTGCCCCGCCAGTCAAATCATACCCATAAGGAATGTTCACCACAGGAGATGTTGATGCCCGCTTTCCAACCTGATGTTATTTCTGAGTTCTCCGGCGCGCCGCTGAGCACAACTGTCGCGGCCCTGACCGTTCTCGCTTTTCTGTTCCAGCCATTGCGAAAAGCCGTCAATGGGATTTTCAAATATAAAAAAGGCCACGGCAGCGTATTAAAGAATGCGGGTGTGCCCCCCTTCATTTTGAACTTCTTTGCCATCTCCATCCCATTGAAAAAATTGCCCTCGACAGGCTGGCCCGAGAAATTAATCACCCTCTTGTTCTCAGCTCTTTTCGCATGGTCTTTGTGGTATTTTGTCCCACCGCTTGTGCAAACCTTTACCGCCCCGCCAGACACGGCACTGTTGATTTGGAAAAAGTCAGGCGATCGCTTTTACATCTCCAGAACAGCAGCCACGGAGGCTACGCTGCTGACGCCCCCTCGCTGGACCGTCACAGCCAACGACTGTCAGGCCAATAAAGCCCCGACGAAAAACACCGCCAGCGTCCTGGATCGCGAATATCGTGACGATCTTTGCCGCTTGCTGACAACAGCCGAAGGCAAGGAGTATTTAGAAGAATCAATTAAAAACTTCGAAAAAGATAAAATATTCACTTACTCATCCATTTTTATTATTGAATTTATGCTGCTATGGCTGCTGTTGGGATTCATGTTAATGATTCACTACACCAATAAAGTCAGGCACTTTATTTTGCTTGAACAACAAAAAGCGATTCATTGCGTCCAGGGCAGCTTCGCGGCGACAGGTATCTACGCCATCTATCAGGAGCTGGAGGAGGGAGACGCTCGCAGACCCCGGCGGTAA